AAAAAAATAAAAAGAATTTCTAAATAGCAATTACATACAACATTTTCAATACTTTAAAAAGAGGTGGAAACCGAATAAACATGCGGTCTCTCACCTCGATTTTTCTTTTAAACTGTCGAAAACGAGATTATATCATTATGAATAATTTATTCCTATATGAAATTTGTGAATTTAGGTATTTTATTATAACTTAGACACAAAGGAGCATAATAAAAGACCCTATATAATATAGAGTCTTATTGGTGTGCCCAAGAGGATTCGAACCTCCGGCCTGCGGTTTAGGAAAAGGGCACATTGCTTTTTGTAACCTTTCGCAATTTGCTGTAGATGTTGATATAACTGCATTTGTTATTTTTGTCCATTCGTATTTTTTAATAAATTTGGGGACTATTTTGTGTCTTTAGTCCCCATTTAGTACCCAATGGGTACTATTGCTTTTTTATTATTAACTGATATAGATTAAAGAACTTATATTACGATTTTCGCTATTTCTTTTCCAACTTTTACTGGATCAATATCTTTTTCCTCGCGTTTATAATACAAGTAAAAAAATCTTTCACGCATCACGGATTTCTGTGAAGCTGATAGTAAAGTAATAAGCTTACCCAATTTAAAATCCTTTTTAATGTTCGAAAAATAAACATTAATGTCAGCTAAATCTTGTTTTAAAAAGCCACTCTTGAAATTATATGTTTGTACTAAAACAAAATCAAATGGAACGTTTTGAGATGTGTGAATATTTTCAAAGCAAGTCAACCAATTCAGAACTATATTATATCGTTCTTTCATTGTTTCTTTATCCTTATTAGATAATTCATCATCAACATCTATTTCATTAAGTAATGTCAAACATTTAGATTTAGATTGCTCATCAATACATTGAGAAATGGACTCCTCAAGTAAAAAACTCTCAAGTATTTTTAATTGAGCTTCTAACTTTGGAAAAACATCTTCTCCTAATAAACCATCAACAATCACTCTATACTCAGCTTCAGATTTCCAAATCGGATGCCTTCGTAGACTTCGATTAAAGAATTCTTTACAGAATTTATTATCTATTGATTTTGCCCAATGAATAATATCGTCATCACATAACAACGAAATTTTGTCCTCATTACCATTCTCAAGCAAAGACTCTAAACAGAATAATTCTTGACCATTTTTCTGTTTGAAATCATTATTTACTTTCCGTATTATATGCTGAACCAAAAAGTGTTCATATAAAATAACAGGATGACTTTGGATCCATTTCTTTTCAGCATCATGAGCATAAATAACATTTTCTATTACACTTAATGCTGTCTTATTATATGCAAAATAACATTTCCCATTAGTTTCCTGTAAGGTTGCACTTCCAAGTAGCCTATCATAATCAATAGCTATACTATCATAGCCTGTGACAAAAGCATCTCTGATAAGATAGTCTAACTTATCAACATCTATTGTTGATGAGTTCAATAAAGATATAAACACATTAAAAATACTTATTTCTTTAGTTTCCACTTCTGAATATTTGTATCCAGTTATGCAACGAGCAAAAAAACTCCTCATTTCTGAATCAGTGAAATAGTTTGGAAATCTTTTAATAGCAACTATTACACTCATTATTTCATGTGGAGCAGCAGGCTTCTTTTTTTGATGGTATATTTGCATGTCTCTAGTAAACGATTCATTATTTACCTGTTCTCTGAGCTGCAAATAAAGATCCTCTTTTTCAAAATCACCATTATTCTTTAGGTAAAACTCTTCCCCGGAATGAGAAAAAGGCGCATGACCAACATCATGCAATAAACAAGATAATGAAAATATTCTTTCTAAATCATCTATATTACATTCATCTAAATCTGAAGATAATTTTATAGCATTGAAAACCTTAGTTCCTAAATGATAAACGCCTAATGAATGAATAAATCTATTGTGCAATGCAGCTGAATATAATGGTTGGTAGCTAGTTTGTCTTATAAAACGCAAACGCTGAAATTCGGCTGAATCAATAATCTGAGTAACAACTTCTTTTGGAATACTTATATATCCATAAACAGGATCTTTAAATTTTTTATATTCCATATCAACATTCCACGCCCAAAATGCTCACCGTATCTTTTGCCACAAATGCTTTTAAAAGAGTTAAAGCTATATTTACGCGAAATTGTTGGCGTAACACATCCGTCGATATACCATCTTTTAATGAAATTATAATATCATCTTGCATTTCTTTTATAATAAAATATTCTGAACAATCATGAAAAAAAGCATCGGTTTTATCTCTGGTAAAGATTAAGGTAACTTCTTTTTGGCAAAGTTTAAGTTTTTCGATAATAGCTGCCCCATATTCATTTAACTGTTTAAAACTAACATCACGTTTGCTAGTTTTTTCTACAATTTCTATAAGGGCATTTGCAACTAAATCTTCGATGCCAATATAATAACACATATGTTTTCCTCCTGATTAACAGAATTTATAGTTCAATTATCATATCATATTTTATGTTTTTTATCAACGTTTTTAGTACAAATATTTAATTTAAAAACTATATTCATAAGAATCTTACTAGTTATATTATATCCTTTTTTGTTTAAAAAGTTACATTCAATGAGTAGTCTTACTATAATAATTATCGAAAATTTCTGGCAAAATATTTACAAAATTTCTGAAAATAATTACAAAGTTTTTATTTTTATACCGGTTTACTCTGTATCCACTCCTCCAACTCATAAACCTTAATCAAGTAATCCCTGCAATTCGGCTTGTAGGCTTTTAGTTCTCGTTTACGTATAGCTTTGTAAATAGTATCTCTACCAATGCCATATAGCTCCACAGCTTCCTGACTTTTAGAAATCATTTCATGTCAATCTCCTTGGTTTATGAAATATCATTGAAATCATTGTCTTTGCTTTTATTGCTTCCTTCAAGGATTCTTAATCCTCTTTCCTAATAACAGCTTTAAAGTAATCTTCCGCATAAGTATTTAGACATTTCTTTGAAAACAGGTAATCAAGGCTCATTTTCTTGAAATATGTATCTCTGATTATAAGTGCTTCATCAATTGTAAAACAGGATTCGCCATCCATTTTTTTATAAACAGTTCTAACGGATAGGCCTGTTTTTTCCGCTATGTCTTTTTTCTTCAAGCAAAGTCTAGCCATTTCTGCTTTCAAATTTGGGTACACGTGTCGTTCACCTCCTCCTTTCTAAACAGTTTGCTTTCAATCCATGCTTCCAATTCAGACACTTTGATAAGAAAGTCTCTACAGTTTGGCCTATATGCTTTTAACTCTCCGCTATGAATTGCATTATATAGTGTGTGCAGTCCTATACCATATATCATATTTGCTTCTTTAACCTTTATAAACGATTTCACATAATCACCTTCTACAAAATTAATAGGGTGCCAGATTGACCGGCACCCCAAATATAATATACAATTTCAAATGCTTGAAGAGGGTAAAAGGCATCACATGAGCAAAGGCATACGACCACTGCCCTAGATGATTAGGCAGAAGCACAATGTATTTGAGGTTCAGTTTTTCTTTACTAAAAAGAATATCCCAGAATATGTATGATATTATGGTGCAGTGGAGGCTCTTCCGCAATTGTAGGTACTTAATAAAAATGATTTCCTTATCGAGGTTATTAAGTTCGCTATTTAACAACAAGAAATCAAAACTATCTTTCCTATTTTCCCCGTTGAAAGATTCTTACACAAAATATCAGTATCCCTGCTTACGTATTGTTCTATAAGTGTGCCCTGTCAGTTTTCTGATGTCGAAGGGGCTTTTTTATGTACTTATTTAGTATAATATTCTAATAACTTCTTAATTTCCTCCAAGGGGTACTTATAATATCAGTACCCCTTGGAGGAATCTGTTTATAGCATTCCAGTTCTGATTTGGCTGCTAACCGATAAGTATCACCTTCAGGTATAAAATTAATTATTACAGTTTGTTTTCCAAGTCCGCTATTTACTATTTTTGTGTACTCTTTTCGAGTCTTTTTCCTTGATTTAAGCTTTTCAACCTTATTTCTTACGTCAATGTATAAATTAATGATAGTATGGTAAAAATATAAATGAAGAAAGTTCTCTACTATAATCACTAGTAATAAAATAGTATTTTTGCACTATTTTGAACAAGAGAACTAAATATTTAACTGTATTATTGACGATGGCGAAGCTGCTGTTTAGTTTCCAAATTATTCGTTACATAACCTCGTGCCCTCAATCCATTTACTACCTCAGAATAAATATCGTTTCCATCTGGGTCTTTAATAGTGACAATTAAAACAAATTCCTGTGAAGGAACAATTAATCCGTTTCTTGGATTCATACCAATACGAATTTTCCAGCCATCTCCTGATTGAATACCTTTATTACTAATTTTTCTGTAGTAGGATTTTATAGGACTCCACTTAAAACCATTTTCCACTCTGGATTTTTCAAATTTTTCATCCCACGAGCTTTCCAGAGGAACACAGCCAGCAAAATCAATTTTACCATCTAGTGCAAATTTGTATGTACCAAAACTAACATCAATATTTGTCCTACAATACTCCCGACCATACCGTTGGTCAAGTATTGGACTATAAGCAAGCGTCATGCCTATTTCTCCGTGACATTTACCGTTTCGAATTAGCGAAGCCGGATAAGGGAAATCAAACATTTCAAGATATGAACCCTGAATGACTTTTTGCCGAAAAACAAGAGTTATTTCATCTTCACTACATTGGAGAATGTCTTGAACATTAACTGACGGCACACCAAAACCATAATACTTAATGTTATCTTGGCTTTGGTCCAAAAGTTCTCTCGAATTCATTCTTGCAGAATGTATAGTCATTGCTTTTGCAAGTAAAAGGTCTTTTTCAACCATTTCATCATAAACCGCAGAAAATTTTCGAACCACTCTTGGATTAGAGTAGCTGGTTCCAATACTCTCAATTACTTTCCCATCAATATCCAAGCCTTTTATACCAAGACCTGTGAAACTAAATTTTGAATCAATGTTCCCCCCAAAGTCCACTACATCAGGTTTTACTATGTAATTTGCACCAGGTCCTCTTCGACTGAATGGCGAAGGTTCATTGCCTTTTACAATAGAATCTTCCGAATCATATAGAGCTATTGATCCAACAGTTATAGCCCTCACTGAATCGGCAGGTGCAATAATACGGTCCCTTTCGCCCATAGTAACTTGTGGTGGCCAAGTTCGTAAAGGGTTCTGATTCAAATTACCACTTGAAACAAAAATCTGAACTTTGAATTTATCCTGAATATAATCCAAATAAATCCCTAAATCAGACATTACACCACAGCAAACAAATTTTTCAATTCCCAGTGAAATATTCCATATTTTTACTTTTGCCGAGTATTTCTCCATTACCTCTTCAATAATCTCCATTAACTCTGCTTCACCAATGGTATCTGTGGGTCCAAAATCTTTGTCACTGTTTGGTATAGCAATTACATCTATAAATTTATATCGTTTAGGATTATCTTCTTGTATTCCATTGAGTTTATTTCCATACTGAATTGTAGACGCTATAAAAGTAGCATGAGCAGTGTTACGATAAGGTTCACTAACATATTCTTCTCGAGCTAAAACATAAGGAGCTAAAAGAGTATTTTTGTCACTTATACCCCCATCTATAATACCAATAATTGTTTCACTATCCGAATACTCACCTTCCAAAAATGCCTCCAAATTAGTGCTAGCAAATTCATCTACTGGAAGTGAGTATTCTTGAAAAAAATCTACAGATTTCACACCATTTATAGCAGCTATTCTTACCACTTCATCATAAGAAGAAACCCGGGCCTTAATAAACTTTATGTCCTCACCATAAGTTATAAATTCATATTTATCCAACATACCTAGTGAATTAAGCTTTTTTGTAATATAGTCTATAATTTGGCTATCGTCATAGTCATCACTAAAATCGAATATTTTAATTTTAATTTTATTTTTTACACTGTCAAAAAGTCCTTGTTGTGACACTTGAACCAATTCTTCTGAAATTTTCTCTTCTGCAATTATTGGTTGAATATCTAAAACGGCAGTTAAATTGGCACGGAACTTTTTGGATGGTGGATTCTTAATCAGCTCTACTGTTTCAGTAATGCTTTTCTTTGTTACCTTGATGTATATTTCATCCAGATCCTCACTACCAATAATTGAACAATTGCGGCAAAGATTGCTTGGTTTGTGGGATTTTGCAATTGCTTCTGGCTTAACAACAATTTTGGCAACAGCAGGTACATGCACATTCTCTTTAAATACATCTTCATAGAAATCTAAGACATGATCAAATTTGCTAATAATTTCTCTTTGCAAGTCGGGAGTGACTTCTCCAAAAAATTTAGTTGCACCACCAGGATTATTCTTTTTAGTATCAGACGCCCTTTGAAGAACCAGTTTTATCGGTAAATTCTTTTTACTCATTATTTTCACCCTCCACCGAAATTAATTTTGATACGGTTGTTTTTGAAATATTTAAAATACTTGCGATTACAGCATAACTGAATATCTTTTCATCACACTGACGCAAAAATTTAGCTTTTATTTTTTGAAGTAGCTTTTCATCTTCACAATTTTGCGGAAGTACCTTTTTAAACGTAAATAATTCTTCGTAAACGCTAGTTTTTGAAAATTCGCATCCATAGATGATAGCATTACGCATTGCTTTTTTGATGATTTCCTCAATATTTGCTCCACTTAATCCAATAAAAGCAGTTGCTATTTCTTGTTTTTCTTTTATAGTAAGCTTCACACTATTATTTATAAACAAATCTATCATTTTAACAATAGCTTCCACGTCTGGAAACTCTATTTCAAGTTTATAGTCAAATCTTCTCCAAACAGCAGAATCCAAGAGACTTTCATGATTCGTTGCAGCTAAAAGCAAACTATCACTACTCATGGCATCTACATTTTGCAGCAAGCTGTTTACTACACGTTTTAGTTCTCCTAATTCGTTGCTGTCATCACGCGCTTTTGCAATAGCATCAAATTCATCAAGAAATAGAACACATGGAGTCTTTTGTGCAAATTCAAAAAGAGTACGTATATTCTTTGCTGTAGTTCCTAAGTAAGAAGAAATCAAACTATCTAACCTTGCAATAATTAAAGGCAAATGCAATTCTTTGGCAATCAGATATGCACATTTTGTTTTTCCACAACCAGGAGGACCATAAAGCAGTAAAGTGTTTGATACTCCTATCCCCAGAGAATTTAATTTGTCTGCATTTTTATAACTTAAAATAAACGAATGCAATTTATCTGAATTACTTTTCGATAACACAACTTTTATATTATTTTCATCTGGGTAAATAACGTCAGCTAATGTAGTCCGAGACTCTGCATCTACAGGAACATTAGTTTCTTTCATAACACCCATTGCTGAAAGCGTTGCTTCACCTTGCATTGCCAGCATTTTGCTAAATTTGTCTGATATCCGAGTTTCTTCATCTTCTTCAAGCTTAGCAATAAGCTGTTTTGTATAATTAATGACTTTGATTTGATCATGTTTCAAAGCTCCTTCAACTATCTTTCCTATTTCAATTGAATATTTCAATATCATACACCTCCTCTTTCATTATACAGGAACGATTTTTAAATGTAAAGAACGTTCTTACAGTTTATTTGTTTTTTATATAGTATTTCAGGAACGTTTTATCAATTTTAACGAACGACACAGTGTTAACACGTTCACTAATTTTCTTTTACTCTTCTATGCAAAGTCATAAGGGTGTCGGATTTACCGACACCCCTATGACTGTTTGACACCTATTTTTTAACCTCATTACTTTCCTACTTCTTTCCATTGACCTTCTCATTAGCAATTTTGTAACTTTGTGCAATTTTATTCATTTTTTCAATTCTCCTATTCAAAGGCGTAGGTTCTAATTGCACGACAACCACATTTTTGGGTATTCCCATACTCTTCATGTTGATCCATTCTAGGAATTCACGTTTAGGTATTCCCTTTTTCTTCAAAGTTTTAGTCAAGTAAATCTTTCGTCATTGATTATTTCATATGTTTTGCAACACCGAGAAAGTTTTTTACATAATCTACTGTTACTATATTTGTAAATTTCAAACTATTAAATTTTTACTTATTAAAAATCTTTCAATTATACTAGATTACAAAACTAACAAAACTTAGCGCCTATTAGAATAAAATTTTTTTGTATATTATACGTTGCAACTCATAACACAACATACATACCAGATGTACATAAAGAGGTGCCAGATTGACCAGCACCCCAAATATAATATACAATTTTCAAATGTAAAGTATTGACCTTTATGTATTATAAGTCACACATTTTTATAAGTACCTTTACTGCCTGAAGTATTCTTGATTCCATTTCATGTTTTGATATTTCTACCTTTTCTTCTGTTATAATCACTTTCTTTATTTTTTCATCTTTCTTCACAAAACCACTCTCCTCTGATCCAATTCTAGTATTTTAACTATCCAACAGTCAAGTTCTTTATAATCCTTTTAACTGAGAAATATTTTTAATAGTTTGCAAGTAAGAAAAATCCTTCATTGCCTGCATATATCCATGTTGATACAATATTTCTCCATATGCATTACTTAGCGCATAACAAGCGTCTTCAAAAAGATCAATTATCTCGCTTTCTTCTGAAGAAATTATTTTCTTTATTTTTTTATAAACATCTTCTGCAAGCTTCGTTGCCTTCTTATATTTCTGGTCTTCAATAACAGATTTCTCAATCAATTCGTAATCTTTACTTTCTAAAATAAAACCTTTCAACTCATTTAATGCTAAAGAATTCATCATAATATCAATTTTACTCATAAATAATTCAGTCCTTTCAAGAATATTTTATTTGCCGTGAAAGGGCTCTTATTGTATAATAATTGTGTCCTGCCCTATCAAGGGTGGTGCGTGTAAAGGAATCTGTATACTTGCGAGAGTGAACCGGGTTCCTTTACTTTTCTCTTAACCATTCTTCAACTTTTTCCTTATCGAATCTAACTGATTTTCCAAGCTTGATAAACGGCATCCCTTCTTTCCTTAAACTAACTGCTTTAGATCTACTAATCTTGAGCCATTCACAAAGTTCCTTTTCCGTTAAGTAAGTTTCGCCCATTGGCATCTCCTTTCATTTTAATTGAATATGTTGTGTTTTATTGCTTTTTAATGTGTTTAAATATATTTTATTGTATTTTATTGTATTTGTCAATATATATTTTTCTGTAATGTTATATCAAAAACTAACAAGTTTAGACGTCCAAAATTGCTCCTAAAATCTATTTTATTTTTGAAGGTAAAATAACACCTTAATAAATCATGAATATAAACTATAAACGAACATGAATTCGGCCATTTTTTATACTTTGATTAGAAAATTTTATTTATAAATTATAAAATAGACTATGTATCAAAAAAACTGTCTATAATCAAATGCATATAATATTAAACTAAGATGGAGTATTGATAGAATATGAGTAAACGTAACTTAAAAAATATACCAGTAAATTTTTATTATCCTACTGATAATAAAAATATGGAAATACCTAAAAAACTCGTTGAGATTTTTGCCAAGAGAATCTTAGAGGAATACGAGAGAAAACAATGGCAAACTAATTGAAATAACAGACCTGTATTAATACGTAATATTTGAAATAAAAATGTGTCAGTATTAAGTAATAGGGTTGTAGCCAACCACAACCCTATTGCTTTCTTATTTATTTTTTGCATCAATTTTACATCAATTTTTACCTCGATTTCTGTTAAAATAGATTATTGTGAAACACTCCGTTTTTCAGTAGTTGTAGGTTTTGAAATAATAGAAAAAGGAACAACATTTTTTTAAAACTTTAAAAATAGTATTGCTTTAAGCAGTGTAAATATAAAGAGTTAACGAGAACAACCTTGCTTATTTTTTGAATTTCTATATTCCTTTAGCAGCTCAACTATTTTGTACCTGTTTAATTTAAAGGTATATTCAAGTTTATCCCAAGAGCAAAAATTCTTACTTGATGTAATTTTATACATACGTTCAATCATTTCAGGTGTAATCTTCCGGCACTCAGGTTTCATCTTGCTATTTCCTTCTATAATCCTGAATGATTCCTCCGGAGTTAATTCCCGGTACCATATAATTGAAATAAATAATGCTAAATAGTTATTTTCCATAGGATTCCTGCAAAAAATTGAAGCCATAGCTAACTTCCCCCTTAACAAAAATATCTTCAAAATCATTTTACACAAAGTATTAAAGGGTCAGTTCTCGGTTAGATTTATATTTGATTTAAGGAACACATATTTCCGAAATATATTAATTTTTTGTCGTGTTTTTGTCGTGATTTCTGTCGTGACCAACATCATTCAAAAGCTTAAAATTGGCAGGCTTACGCAAATGAGACACAACAAAAAATCACCACAAAAGTCACCACAAAATCACTATAAAAATTAGTTGAGCGTAAAATTGAAAATAACTTGGTAAATTTACCGACATTTTGCCGACATTCCACAGCTTAAAAATGAAGTGAAACGTTGTAATTTTTGTGTCCATTATGTCTCCATTTTTGTATCAATTTTAGCTCAAGTAAAAACCTTGTAGCTATCGGTTTATAAGGTCTAATTTATTTTATAATTTTATGACGTTTTTGTTACGTTTTCTGTAACGTATTTGTCAAAAAAAAAGAAGAAGCTGAACGGCTCCTCATTCTTCTTTAAAAAACTTTATTCAACTTTAAAAAAATGTCAGTTGTTTTAATCAATCCATAAAACACCATCTTCAATCTGATAGTTAATTCCGCATGCATTCAAATCAATATAGGTATATCCACTATACTCAATTGCATATCCTGTTTGTTTTCCTTCGGACTTTATCAATATAGGCTCTTTCCCTGGTAATTCTAGATAAATTTCATTTCCATTTTGACCTTTAGTTTTGATATATGAGCTTATAACCATAGGGAACAAATAATACTGACCGCTACTTTCAATAATTTTAGGTGATGGAGTATAGTCCTCATTAACAGTTAGTTTCTTAGATTTTATTAATATTTCCACTTTGCTAAATGTTGATGTCTTACACATATCAATTTCAACCCTTTTTTTATCAGCATTCCATTCCACTGGAACACCTAAAGTGTTTCCAATGTCCTTTAATGGTAAATAAGTACTTCCCTCAATTGTTATAATTGGTTTTTTGCTTTGAAATTTTTGATCTTTAACATAAACTTCAAATGTTGCTCTTTCAGCCTTAAATATGTTTATAGCATCTGCAAATCCTTGAATACTCAAACATACTATAATTCCTACTATAAACCTTTTTCATAGAACCCCTCCTTATAAATACATAGATTATATACATGGTATAATAAGGAAAGATTTTTATCAAGTCATTGTAATAGTTTTTATAGATCCATCTGGTAAAACTGCCTTTAAATCAGTTCCATCATAATACATTTTAATTTTACCTACTTCGTTTACTGGAGCTGTCAATTGCTCTGCCAGTCCTGTAGCTTGAAATGTTGAATTTCCGAAAAAATCAAGAATCCCCCTAAAAACAGTTTTTTCTCCATTTGTACCAATAGATAAATGTTTACCATTCATTGGAAATACAGAAAAACCCTCTGTTATATTATTATATATGGTTAGAGCTTTTAATCCATTAATATAAAAACTTACATCTCCAAACCGATCTCCGTTGCCGTCAATAACAAAACCATTCAGTTGATTTGAGTCATTATAGCATCGTATCTGATTTCCAGAAAACTCAATTCTCTTTTTTGGTGGTACATCTGTTCTGATAGTTCCACCTGTAATAATAGCACTTAACATTTCCACGGTAGCTTTTATAGTTCCAGCTGTTATTTTATCTGCAGAAATATCATCAATATTCTCATCTTCAAGGTGTCGTAATAAATATCTCATCTGGTCAATTAAATCTAAATATGCGTTATATAAATCCTTTACTGTCCTATTAAGATTACCACTATTAAAACTTGGTATTTGTCCTTTTAATTTCACTAATCATCTCTCCCTCAATAATTTTTAATTTCCTCCATACTAATAGCTCAACTCAGTATTAATCTTTATCAAATACAAGCATCATATTCCTGAAATTATCACAACAATCTATGATTAAAATTGGTACAAACCATGTGACTTTTTTTGTATACCAGTATCCTTAATCTTTGGTTTTTCTAATGCCGACAACACTTTTTTGTATGCAAGATCGTAACATTCGCAGTTGCAAATTTCTGGTTTCTTAGCTTCCCATCCAACAAGCCTACACATCTCACTTTTTAGGCCATTACGACCGCACCATACTCGGAATACATCTAACTTTTTATATTTCCTTCGTATGGCTCTAGCCTTATTGTAAAGGTCTTTCAATCGTGGTTCTATCTCGATAAGTTTTTCCCATGTCATTAAGCCCCTCCTCCTTAAGCCTTTCTGCAAAATCTAAATGTACTTTTGTAGTATCTTAAATAAACATATCCAGTAGGCCCATTCCTCTGTTTTGAGATTATAACTTTGATATTAAAGGCGTTTAACGTCTCATCCGTATCCTGAGGAACATGGAGAAATATTACGTTATCAGCATCCTGCTCAATAGCACCAGACTCGCGGAGGTCAAAAAGTCTAGGTTCACGACCATCTTTCGCATTTTCCCTGTTTAGTTGACACAGTACTATAACAGGAATATTGAACTCCAATGTTATTTCCTTGCATCGCCTTGAAATATCTTCTATTTCTTCACGCCTACTACTACATTTTTTTAATGTACGAATTAATCCCAAATAATCAATAAACAAAACATCAAGCCTATCTTTATTTCTGAGTTCCCGACAATAACTCCTTATTTCTTCGATTGTTGTAAGTTGGTCATTAATTTCGATGGGTAATTCGGCGATATGACCTGCAGCCTTTCCTAACTTTTCCCAATCGGTGTCTGTTAAACTCTTGCAAAATCGAAGCTTCTGGCCATTCACACCTGAATAATTGCTTAAAATCCTTTTACCTATCTGCAACGTTGACATTTCACGGGATACAAGTAAACAGTGATTTTTTTTTGAAAGATTAAGCATAAGTTGAATTGCAAAAGCCGTTTTACCAACTCCAGGTCTTGCAGCAACAATAGTAAGTTCCTCGGGATGAAAACCTGCAGTAACACGGTCAAGGTCAGAAAATCCAGTGTATAGATTGTCATCAATTTTAACTTTGTACTGGTTTTCAATATCGGTCAGGCATTCAGATAATATATCTAAAATTTTAGTTTTACGCTGCCTATCATCACTGATTGGAACATCAAGCATTTGCATGGCTGTATTTTTCAAGTCTACCGAGTTTTCAAACTGTTTTTCATAAACCATATTGATAATACTATTACAGCTTTTAATAATATCTCGTGATACAGAATTCCGCTTGACAATTTCGACATAGTATTTCGTGTTAGCAGTTGTTGGAACTGAATCTATTAAACTTGCAAGATACTGGATTCCTCCAACATTATTAATAGTCCCCCTATCTTTGAGCTGATCTGCTAAAGTTATCAGATCAACAGGCATCTTTCTTCCGAAAAGCTGAAAGCAGGCCTCAAAGATTTCCTGATGATCTTCTCGATAGAAGTCAGAAGCCTTTAAATCACTAAAAATATAAGATAAAATTTCCTTGTCAAGAAGCAGAGCACCCAGGATAGACTGCTCCGATTCAATACTCTGTGGTGGTATTCGCCCTAAATTATAAAAGTCCATACTTCCCCCTGTCTTCTTTACGACTTGTAATTACTCAGATCTTTGTATATACTTTCCTGATTGTTTTTTATTTTAGACTTCTGGTTTAAATAACTCTCAAACTTAGTACCAAACAACGTTTCTGGCCGTAGATATTTCTCAAATTCAGTACCCATCCACTCAAAAGTTTTATTTTCAATAACCTTGTAAAAGTCTTCTAGTTTAAATTTCTCATTCAAACGTGCATCAATTAAATCTCTTGTTTTTTTTGTTGATGGTTTGTAGTTTTGGCCTGTCTTCTGATTTAAAAAATCAATAACAACACTATATATATTTTTTCTTTCTTTATTACTTTCTTTAGGCAGACCTATCTCCGTTGGTGCTGTACAATTTGCGTTCAAATAATCTTGACGTTTCGTCAAGATAGTTCTTGCCTTTTTGTCAAGAAACTTGCTCTTTTGGAAAGTTTCTTTAGTTGCTGCTTTGGCAAGAAACTTGCCATTTTGGGAAGTTAAATTAACATGTAACAGTTCCTCAAACCTGAACCTATTGTAACTAGGCACTAATGAAACTGCCCATCTTTCAAAATCTTTTAAGAACGCAAATTCATTAGTTTCACGATTCCAAAAAAGTACATTAGCTGAAACAAGCCAATCAAGTTCATTCTTTATTTTAGATTCGTCAACACCAACAATTTCAAAGTCTTTCTGCCGTGGTATAATTGCAACCTTCTGACCGCAGCCCCAAGAAAGCCGCAAAATTAAATCTAAAATAGAACGCTGCCGTTTAGAAAAATTTCGCATCATAATAGCTTCTGATATGCTATGAGCTATTCTTATATGTGCATCTGTTGGTTGAGGATTTGACACAACGATCACCCACCGATTCGTCTGAGCTTGCCATAATTATCTTTATTTTCTAACTCTTCCTGTGGAGGATCTGCAAGATATTCTAGCAAACTATCTAGATTAATAAGTTTTTTATTTCCCACACAAACAAACTTTATTTTTTTCTGTAAAACTAACTGACGAAGTGCATGTGCAGTTAATGCCGTGTTTGGGTCAAGTTTTTTTACTTCTACTAATGCTTGTGACTGAGTCCTCATTCTCACTAAAGTTGACATTCTTTCTACCTCCTTCTATACTACTTCTGGTTTTTTTGCTATCTCAAACAAATCATCAAAATTACAATCTAAAGCATCACATAATTTTTTTGCAGTTGCCGGTAATGGAACCGACAAATCATTTTCAATTTTAAAAACTGTAGCTACTGATAAACCAGAAGCCTGACCAAGACCTCTAATACTAAACCCTTTTTTCACTCGCGCTCTCTTCAACTCATTAATTTTGGCTCTTATAGTCATAATAATTTTTACCTCCTAACATTATAAGTAAATATATATTTAACTATATTTTAGTATTATTTTTTTTTACTGTCAATACATATTCGTAATAAAAATATTGACCGCGTTACATTACTGTGCTATTATTGTTAATATCAAAAATATAATTAAGAAAGTAGGTAAAAATGATGTTGACCTTTGGTAATCGTTTAAAACAACTAAGAGAAAATGAAAACCTAACTCAGCAAGAACTAGCTGATATTATAAATGTTAATGGAAAACAAATAATATCGGGGTATGAAAATGGAAAAAGCGAACCTGATTTAGCATTGCTAATTAAAATTGCCGATCATTTTAGCATATCAGTTGATTATCTTCTTGGTAGAAGTAATTTTAAAAGTTCAAAGACAGAAGCAAATTTTTATAATATTTCTAGTAATAAATCATTAAACCTTCTTAGCTCTGAAGAACTTGAATTATTATCTAGCGATAAAGATAGCGTCGATAAATTAATAAATGAATGTGATCAGTATCTCAATGCTACTGAAGATAGGCAAATCTATAATATTCTAAATACTATTGACGAAGTAATTTTAAAAATACACAAAAACAAGATCCATAAAACTGAACTTTACAAAGTAATTAATAAATGTATAAAAATAATATTACATATTCAACAATGCGCTTTAAAAGAAAATACCTCATTTGCAGATTTATACGAAAAACTTGTAGCGCATAAAAATCAACTCACTGATCTTATTGAAAATGATTTAATTAAAGTCATAATAACTAAAAAACTAAATAAAAAGAGTGAATAAAAAGGAGAGTGAATTAACCCAATGGCAAGTATTGAAAAACGCGGTGATAATAGTTACCGTATCACTGTATGCGATGGCTATGACAGCCAGGGCACAAAAATTAAAAAACGTAAGTCAGTCACCTTGGTGCCAGGACTAACAACAAAACAAACCGAAAAGGAACTGCAGCGACAGGCCGCACTTTTTGAAGATGAGGTCAGCAAAGGTACATACATAGATGCCGGTAAAATAACATTTGGTGAATTTATTGAACGCTGGCTTGTTGATTATGGAGAAAAACAACTTATGCCAAAAACATTGTATCGGTATAAAGAAATGATTAAGTTCAGAATCATTCCAGCTCTAGGTCACATTCAACTCAGCAAGCTGCAACCCACACACTTATTAGAGTTTTACAATAACCTTGAAGAAAAAGGTATAAGGCTTGACACCAAGTATATTGCTACAAACCTCTTTATGGATATAATAAGTAAAAAGCAATTAAAAACAAAAGACCTGGCCAACCTTTTTGAAATAAATGAAAAGACTGTTCAAAGAATTCTTAAGGGTAAAACTACAACTTTAAAAATAGCGACTAGGATTAGCAACAAACTTGATCTAAAGCTTAATACTTTGTTTATACCTGCAGGAACGCCACAAAAACTATCCGATACAACTATACTTCACCATCACCGACTCATATCAATCATACTTAACTGTGCAGTATATTGGCAGCTGCTATTAATCAACCCTGCTAACAGAGTTAAATCTCCTAAAGTTGAGAAAAAGGATGTTTCGTTTTATGATGAAGATCAAACAGAAAATATGTTGTCCCTGCTTGAAAATGAACCTCTGAAATACAAAACAATGATTAATATTGCTGTATATGGTGGTATGCGATTGGGTGAGCTGGCCGCCCTTGAATGGTCAGATATTAATTTTGATAACTGTCTCTTAAGAATTGAACGCGCAGAGCAATATATTCCTAACATTGGGGTATTTGACAAAGACCCTAAGAACTATTCCTCCAAGAGGGTTATTACTATCCCTGAAAGTTTGATTGAGCTCTTAAAAGAGTATAAAGTGTGGCAAAATGAACTTCGATTAAAATGCGGAGATCAATGGCAGGACCACAACCGGTTATTCACCCAATGGAACGGTAAGCCAATCTTTCCGGACACTCCTTCAAAGTGGTTTAAAAAGTTCCGTGAAAAGAATAACCTTCCGGAAATAACGTTTCACCAGATCCGGCACACAAATGCAAGTTTATTAATAAGCCAGGGTGTGGATGTATCAACAGTAAGTTCCCGTTTGGGTCATGCAAGAACGTCAACCACTACCGATATATACAGTCATGCTTTGAAGCGTGCAGATAAAACAGCTGCAGAAAAATTGGAAGAGCTTTTTGGAAAGAAAAAGACCAATGATAAAAAGTCTGGATGATCTTTTAAACCATTCGTATTCTTAAGTATCTTTGAGTATCTTTTAAAGCTCTTAGTACCCAAATAGTCCCCATAATGTTATTATGTACACCTTTCCCATTATATAACAAAAGCCGCTAACCTGTTCGGCTAACGACTTCTAGCTGGTGTGCCCAAAGGGATTCGAACCCCCGGCCTGCGGTTTAGGAAACCGACGCTCTATCCTGCTGAGCTATGGGCACATATTTATCAACGGAATTATATTATAGACCATGTTCGCTCTTTTGTCAATCTCAATTTTTGTTACAGGGTGCATATTTTAATTGTGAGACATATTATGGAAATAACATCTGCGTAGAGGCTTAGAGAATGTTAACGAAGCGAAGGATTAGTCGAATCACTGTTTGAGCGTAGCGAGTTTTGATTCGACCCGTAGCGAGTTATACATTCTCTTAGCCTCGGAGCTTTAGTTATTGGAATAATATGGT